GCGCATTGGTCTTTACCATCACAATGTCCAGATGTTATTACTGGTTGGAATTCACGATTCTTTGATATACCATACCTTGTTAATCGTATCATCAAAATCCACGGCGAAGAGTTTGTTCGTAGATTATCTCCCTGGGGTTTAATCGATCGTCGTGATGTCAATACAATGCAGCGTAAACAGTGCGCTTATGAAATTCAAGGTATTGCTCAAATGGATTACCTTGATCTATTTCGTAAATTTGGTTACTCGTATGGTCCACAAGAATCATACAAGCTTGACAATATTGCTCACGTAGTACTTGGAGAACGTAAGCTTTCTTATGAAGAACATGGTAACCTACATACTCTTTACATTCACGATCATCAAAAGTTTATTGACTACAACATTAAAGATGTAGACTTGGTAGATCGCTTCGAAGATAAGATGGGTCTTATTACATTAGCTCTTACTATGGCTTATCGTGGTGGTGTTAACTATGGTGATGTTATGGGTACAACTGCTATATGGGATTCTATTATCTTTCGTAATCTACATGCAAATAACGTCATCGTTCCATTTGGTGAAGAAAAGTTTAAATCGCCATATCCAGGTGGCTTTGTAAAAGATCCACATGTTGGAATGCACGAATGGGTTGTTTCTTTTGATTTGAACTCACTGTATCCATCAATCATTATGCAAAATAACATGTCTCCCGAAACTATTATCAATGGTAAAGTTGCTAATGTTACTGTTGATAGTCTTTTAAGTGGTGATGTTAAACCTAAGCTTGAAACCAATGAATGCGCTTCAGCTTCAGGTCAGTACTTTACTACTGATGAACAAGGCATCCTACCAAAAATCATTGATGAAATGTACAGTGAACGCGTTGTAATCAAACGCGCAATGATCAATGGCCAAAAAGAACTTGAAAAGGTTGACAAAAATAACAAGCAAGAATTGTATCGAGTTCAACGCGATATTAACATCGCAGAAAATCAACAAATGTCTATTAAGATTCTTCTAAACAGTCTTTATGGTGCACTTGGTAACAAGTACTTTAGATTCTTTGATCAACGTATTGCTGAAGGTATTACTCTATCTGGTCAGCTTACTATTCGCTGGGCTGAAAAGGCTATCAACGAATATCTGAATAAAATTCTTAAAACCAAAAAAGACTATGTTATTGCTATCGACACAGATTCTGTTTACGTAGTACTCGATGATCTTGTTAAAGCTGTTAGTCCTAAGAATCCATTGGAATTTGTCGATACTGTTTGTAAAGAGAAGCTTGAAACTGTTCTTGAAGAAAGCTATGCTGATTTGTTTAAAGTCATGGGTGGCATCGAAAACAGAATGGTTATGAAACGTGAAGCAATTGCTGATCGTGGTATCTGGACAGCAAAGAAAAGATATATCCTAAACGTTCTTGATAACGAAGGCGTTCGATATGCTGAACCAAAGCTTAAAATTATGGGTATCGAAGCTATTAAGTCTTCTACACCAGCACCATGTCGTGAAGCGCTCAAACAAATGTTTAAAACGATCATTAGTGGTTCTGAATCAAAAGTTCAACATGATATTGAAACGTTTAGAACATACTTTAAAACTCTTCCGCCCGATGAGATTGCGTTTCCACGAGGTATAACTAACCTTACTAACTATATGGATAATCAAACGATATACAAAAAAGGTACGCCAATCCATGCTCGTGGTAGTATCATGTATAACAAAATGCTAGTGGACAAATCGCTCACTAAACAATATAACAAGATTCAGAATGGCGAAAAGATTAAGTTTATCTATCTTCGAACACCTAATCATATAAAGGAAAACGTAGTATCCTTCCTTGATTATCTACCTGAAGAGTTTGGTCTACATCGCTACATTGATTATGACACTCAGTTTGATAAAACATTCTTAGGTGTTATTGATCCAATACTTCAAGCTGTTGGTTGGAACTCAAAAGACATAGCAACCCTCGATGAATTTTTTTAAAATAAATGAAAATAAACGTTTACAAACACTTAAAAATGTGTTATAATATATCTATTATTAAAGGAGATACAAATGACTATTAAATTAATACGACTTACTTCAGGTGAAGAAGTCATAGCTACAATTACAGATGAATCTAACGATTCGATTACATTTGAAAAACCAGTCGCGCTATATGCTGCTGAAGAAGGTAAACTTGGCTTTATGCCTTATGTTCCATACACAAAAGCTGAAGATGGTTTAACTATTAAAGGCGTTCATATTTTATTTACAGTTGATCCTGTAGACGATGTTCTTAATCAATATAAAGAAGCAACTGGTAGTATTGTAACCCCAAACCAAGGAATTATTGTATGAGCATGAACTGGGTAAACGACATTAAAGATATGCATCATAAGTATGGTGTTCATGAATGGGTTAAAAATAATCCTGAAAAGCTAGAGCAGCTACTACATTTTCGCGTATCTTTTCTTAAAGAAGAGTTTGATGAGACATTTAAAGCTGTTGGAGAAAAGGATGCTGAGGAAATTGTTGATGGTCTAATTGATCTTTGCGTTGTAGCTATTGGTACACTTGATCTTATGGGTGTTGACGCGCATGAAGCTTGGCATGAAGTAAATAAAGCAAATATGGCTAAAAAAGTTGGCGTAAAAGAATCACGTCCTAATCCATTGGGTCTTCCTGACTTAGTAAAACCTGAAGGCTGGAAAGCTCCATCACACTTAGGTAATCATGGTCTCCTTAACAATATTTGATAGTATATACGATAATAAAACCACTAAAAGAGTAGATTATAACTCTTTTGATGATTTTGAAAAAGTTCTATACCGTTTGGCCGAAGGTGATAAGTATCAAAAGAAAACTGATGCTCCTTTAATATCACCAGCCACATATAAGACCGAAACCACTCGAGCTAATGCTAATGTATTAAGCTGGGGTGGTTTTGGCATTGTCGATGTCGATGATTATGAAGGCTCTATTGATGACATACATGAAAAATATTCTAAATACAAATACGTTTGTTATTCAACAGCAAGTTCTACAAAAGAACATCCAAAATTTAGATTAGTTTTTCCATTAACAGAATCAGTAAATGCTGATAAAATTAAACATTTTTGGTTTGCACTTAATAAAGAGATAGGAGATATCGCAGATGCTCAAACAAAAGATCTTAGTCGAATGTACTATGTTCCTTCAAGGTATAAAAATGCCTACAACTTTATATTCACACACGACGGAATTACCATGGATCCGACAGAACTTATGGAAAGACACAGATACGTCGTATCAAATGAATCGTTTTTCGATAAGTTACCAGAAGCAATTAGGAATGGACTCGTTGAACATAGAAAATCCCAGCTCAACAACACTAACTTTTCGTGGACTGGATATAGAGACTGCCCTTTTGTAAATAAAAGACAGGTAGAAGACTACAAAGGTATTACTGGCTCAGGTTGGTATTTACAGATGTACAAGATTATGGTATCAACTGCAGGTAACGCAATGCAAAAAGGCTATCCTATTTCAGCGCGTGAAGTTGCTTGGATTTGTTCAGACTTGGACAATGAAACTGGTGGTTGGTATGGGAAACGAGATATGATTAAAGAAGCTGAAAGAGCAATTGATTTTGTCTTTCGAAATAATATATAGGAGAAAAAGATGGGTATTAAAATGTTAGGCAGTCAAGTTCTAGTAACGGCTGTAGAAAAAGAACAAACAACAGCAGGTGGTATTATTCTTACTGCTGATACAACTAAAGGATCTAAGCCAGGCTTAGTTTTGTCTGTTGGACCACTGGCTATTGATGAAGTTGAACCAGGCCAAAGAGTATTTCTTGATTGGAATAAAGCTATGCCAGTTGATTATGAAGGCGAAGCTGCTGCAATTATCGATGTTGATTGGATTAAAGCTGTTCTTGCTGAGGACCAATAATGTATACTTATAATGTTAACGTGACAAGAGTAGTTGATGGTGATACTGTCGATGTTGATATTGACTTAGGCTTTGGAATGATTTATAAAAAGCAAAGAGTTAGAATGATGGGTATCGATACTCCTGAATCTAGAACTCGCGACCTTGAAGAAAAATTCTATGGAAAAGAATCTAAAAAGTTTTTAGAAACTCTATTACTTGAAGCTCCTGTAACTCTGGTCTCTCATGAAAAGGGTAAATTTGGAAGAATCCTTGGCGAACTATTTATTTATGGAAACATGGATAGATCAGTAAACCAAATGATGATTGATAACTTTCATGCAGTTCCATATTATGGTGATTCAAAGGACCTTACAGAAGAACATCATTTGTCTAATAGAAAAGCTCTTAATGAACAGGGAATTATTTACGAAGGTTAAATTATGAAATTTAATGCAGCTACTGATATTAATGGCGAAGACTTAAGAGCAAGAGCTGAAAAAGAAACCGGTGAAATTTTTAGTAAAGAAAGTACTCGTAAAGGCAGATCATTTTCTGAAATATTAGCTACTAATATGTATGGCCAAGTTGCTGAAATGTATTTAATGAAACATCATGGGTTTGTAGATGATCCTCGTAAGTACAAAGATGTATTTGATACAAATTTAGAATCAGTTGAAGTTAAAGTTACTGAGTTTGATCATTATGTTCCCTTTGTTATAAAAAGAGCTAATAAAGCGCATAAAGAACGAAAGACATGGTCTTCGCCGCATTCTGATATACTATACGTTTTTGTCGGCAATAAAGAAACACTAGATTACTATTTAAGTGGAATTTATTTTCATAATGGTGAAAGTTTTTGTTTACAAACACCATAAAGTATGATATAATATACGTATATTACAAAAGGATAACTCATGGCAAAATTCGATGAAAACAAAACTCCATTCGGCTTAGTGCCACCTGAAGCATTAGCTCAAATCGCTGATGTTCTAGGCTTTGGTGCTGAAAAGTATGGTGTTAACAATTGGCGAATCGATGGCGATTCAACAAGCTGGATCAGAACATATTCATCAGTGCAACGACATTTAAACGCATGGCATGGTGGCGAAGATACCGATCCAGAATCAGGTATGTCTCACTTAGCTCATGCAGCAACTCAAATCATGATTCTTATGACTCATGCGATTGAACATCCTGAAGTAGACGATAGGTACGGCAAATGAACATAGCAGATATACGTAAACATTTTATTCAAGAACTAGCAAATAAAAACTTTACTATTGATCGTAATGGTAGTAAGACTATTGAGTTGCTTGGCGCATCATTTCATGCAACAGAAAATGCTATATTTGGTAAACCTAATCAAGAATATATTGAAGCAGAACTTGATTGGTATCAATCAGAATCTACAAACATTAATGATATTTACACTGATAGAGATCCACCTGCAGCTTGGAGAATGACAGCAAATAATCATGGTGAAATTAATTCTAATTATGGTCATCTTATTTATGCTGATAAATATCAAAACCAGTATGATCAAGTTCTAATTGAACTTACAAATAATCCTGATTCTCGTAGAGCTTCTATGATTTATACTCGACCAAGTATATGGAGTGAATACAACGAAAATGGTAAAAACGATTTTATCTGTACTAATTCAGTAACATATTATATTAGAGATAATAAATTAAATTGTGTAGTTCAAATGAGATCTAATGATGTTATGTTTGGTTATCGTAATGACTACGCTTGGCAAGAACACGTTCTTTGTGAATTAGCAGACGACCTTCGTATTAATGATGGTGAAATCTATTGGCAAGTACAAAATCTACATGTCTATGAACGACATTTTGATATGGTGAAATAATGAACGATTGGGGAGTTTCAAAATCATATAAATGGGATAAGCGATATCTTGAATTAGCAAGACATATTGCTTCGTGGTCTAAAGATCCATCTCGTAAAATTGGCGCAGTTGCAGTAGGATCTAAAGGTCAAGTTTTAGCACAAGGCTATAATGGATTTCCACGTGGAATCGATGATAATGATTCTATGTACAATAATAAAGTTACAAAATACCAACGTGTTGTACATGCCGAAATGAATTGTATATATAATGCTACGTATAATGGAACTTCTTTAGATGGAGCTACTATGTACATTCATGGTTTACCAGTTTGTTCAGAATGTGCTAAGGGTATTATACAAGTTGGTATAAAAAGAGTTGTTACTGCTGAAATTGATGATTCAATGCCAGAACGTTGGATTGAATCGACAGAATTAACTAAAAAAATGTTTGATGAAGCTGGAGTAATATATGACTTTATTTAAAAAAGATAGATTTGACTTAGAACAAGCAATAATGAATGCATGGGCAACCAGTGAAGATTTAGATCTTGTATATCATAATACAGATAATTTACATTTAAATTCTAAAGATTGCGATATATTACAGAATCAAATGCTTGGATTAAAATATTTATTTGAATTACGAATGGAAAAAGTTTGGAGTATATTTGAAGCTTTGATCAAAGATGATCAATTTAAATGTTCAGATCCAGTTATAACTGACTATGATTGGAAAGCCTTTGATGACTCTAGACAAAAACAAAGACGCAGCTGCGAAAGTACTGATTACTATAAAGAGTTTTTTCTAGATGAGAATGCTCAAATGGAATTATCATTGGATCCATTAAAATAAATTAATGCGCCCTTAGCTCAGCTGGATAGAGCAACGGCCTTCTAAGCCGTAGGTCGGAGGTTCGAATCCTCCAGGGCGCGCCAAATAATAAAAGGTAATGATTATGAATTTTGTGAAAGACGAAGATGGTAAACAATTTATAAAAATGGATATGCATAACGATTTTGTTGATGAATTATTTTTAGCAAGATTAAACATTTCTATAAGAGATCTAGAGGATTATATGCAGAACCCTGAAGCTGCTCATCCTGAAGATCTTAAAGTTTACACCGAACAACTTGCAGCACATCGCAAGCTTTTGGAGTGGTATACTCCACAATAGGTCCTATTACCTCAATTAATAGGTGGTGCACTCGGCTCTTGAGTTTCATTCCTCAAGTAAAATAACTGAATGAATGGTGCCCAGGAGAGATAGTAAATAGAAAATTTAAGGAAGAAATAAATGATATACTGCGATTATAAATTTGAAATAGTCGAAAATGGTTTAACCTTAGTTGATAAAGGAGTAGATCTTATAACAATAGAAAAAACTCCATTTAAAGCTGGTGATAACTTTGTTCTAACTTTAGACGATAATGGGTGTATGTTTTTTAAACGCGTTGATATTAGAAAAGACTTATGATGATACTTGCTCGAGCAACTTTATTATTTTGGTTATCATTTGCTGTAGATAATCAAGATGATTTATATGGCGTTCGATATAGCATGAAATTAATAAGCGAATGTAAAAGGATAGTGGAGAAAGAAGATGAGTAATTGGCATGGTGGTAAAGGTAGTAAACAAAGACCTAGTGACACCAAAAAATACCAAGATAACTGGGATACTATTTTTGGTAAAAAGGATAAACCAAGTGCAGTAGACGATTGCGCAACAACCAAGGAAGAAAGTGCAGCTAATCAAGTTGAAAAAAGAAATCAAAAAAATGACTAAAGAATTTACAACTCCTAAACATACAACTGATTGGTACGTCAAATGGGCAGCTTCTATATTTGTTCTTTGTGCAATGTCTATTAGAGGTATTAATGGACTGCAAATGTGGGATCTAGCTTTATCAGCAATTGGTATCGCGTTGTGGTTATGGGTTTCTATATTATGGAAAGATAGAGCTCTTATTTTACTTAATGGAGTAGGGTTGATATTTTTATTTAAAAATATTATGTCTTCCCTTTACATTTGATCAAAAATGTGTTATAATATACCTTATAACTACTAATATAAATTAACAAAGTGAGCTACTCTGATCCAGTCAAATGTCTCACTATAATAAACTGATATAAAGGAGAAAATTATGTCAAAGATAAATATCGCCATTGCCGGCGTAGGTAACTGTTCATCAGCACTCGTTCAGGGTGTTCAATACTATAACGAAAATCCAGATGATACTATTGGTCTAATGTTTCAGGACATTGGTGGATATTCAGCTCCGAATTTTAATTTCGTAGTTGGATTCGATGTTGATTCCCGTAAAGTGGGTCAACGATTAAACAAAGCAATCTATGCTAAACCAAATTGTAACATGGAAGTATTTCCTCCAGGTCATGATATGAGTTGTATTGCTAATGAATCGCTTGTATATCGTTCACCAACCCTTGATGGTATCGCACCTCATATGAATGATCTAAACGAAAACGTTTCATTCTTAGAAGACACAGTAACAAAAGCTATTACAGCTGCAGAGTATCGTGCAATTCTTAAAGATCGTAAAGTTGATGTATTACTCAATTATATGCCAGTAGGTTCAGAAGAAGCTGCTAGATGGCATATTGAAAATGCTATTAAAGCTGGAGTACACGTTGTAAATTGTATGCCAACTTATATTTCTACAGCAGATGCTATGGAATTAGAACAACTTGCAATTGACAATGGTGTAACAATCGTTGGTTCTGATATGCGTTCTGATTATGGCGCATCTCGTTTATCTGAAGTTCTTCAAGGATCTATTATGGATTCTGGTCTACTAGTAACTCAGCATATCCAAGAAAATAAAGCTTGTGGTACGACTCAAGGCGATATGCGTAGAACCGGTCGTACAGCAAACACTGATTTTTTAAACATGGCTACTAAAGATCGTTTAAAGAACAAACATATCTCTAAAGAAAATGTACTTAATGGACAAGCTGTAGTACGTGGTAAAGATATTGCTGGACTTACAATGTACGCTGGACCATCGCTTACTGTTTTCCAAAAACCAGGTGATGAGTATATTGGATCTGATAATAAGATTGCTAATATCGATATGGTGTTTTGGGGTTGGGCTGGAGCTCGTTATGAATTGACAGCTCGTTTATCTGTTCAAGATTCTCCAAATAGTGCTGGTATTGTTTATGATGCTATTCGATTCTGTAAAGTTGCTTCTGAAATGGGAATTGTTGGTTACTTACGTGGTCCATCAGCTTGGTCGCAAAAGACTCCACCAGAACAACTTAAAACTGCAGATGCTAAGTTTGAATGTGATGCTTTAGCTCGTAGAGTTTTGACTGATAAAACACGTCCACAACTTAAAGAAAATAAGCCTAAAGTTGAAGATCTAACTTATACATTCCAATCAGGTGAAAATGACTATGCCTAAGCAGCTAATTAATACTTTTGATATCGATGGTGTAATCTATTTTGGTGAGGACGTAACTGGTGTGCGTCCTGGTCGAGACGATGTTATTATTACGGGAAGATCATATCAACAAGAGCTTGATACTATTTGTATGTTAAAATCTCGTGATATACATAATCATGTGATGTTTAATCCACTAAAACGAAGCGATGACACATATAGTCGAAAAGCTTCAGGTATTCATAAAGCTAAATGTATCACAAAGCTTAAAGAATCATTTAAGATTGGACTTCACTTTGAAGATGATCCTATTCAAATTGAAGAGATCAAAAAGGTTCATCCAGAATTAAACGTAATTCATTTAGTGAGAGAGGGTCTCATTGGATATTAAAATAGTAATCCCATCATATAAAAGAGCTGGAGTCAATCCTTCAATTGATAACTTACCTGATGATATAGTTAGTAAATACGTAACTTTAGCTGTAAGAGACGAAGAATATAATGAATACGTAAAAGCTCATCCTGGTGTTAACATACATAATCTTGGGAAGGGCGTTGATGGTATAGTAGAAACACGACAACGAATTAACGAACAGTTTAATGGAAAGATTATGGTTATCGATGATGATAATACTTTCTTTCATATTAGACATGGAGCTCATAAAAAAGATCCAACTAATAAGTATATTGGTAGAGGTCAAAGACTCGCGTCTGCAGAAGAATATGTTGAAATGCTGAAATACTGCTCAGGACTTTTAGATACATTTGAGTATGGAACAATGAGAAATTTAAATTTTTTAAGAGATCCTAGATGGGATCCATACACTTTAAATTCTATTTGTTATTGGGTTCATTTCTTTAATTTAGACACATTTGATTATGTTGATTGTAATTTTAGAAATGGGCCTAAGTCTGGTTTATGTGAGGATCTGTATTTACCAACTGACTGGTTTGATAAAGGAAATGACTTTTTTACTTTAGTTAAATATAATGTTGGAGAAACTACAGGTCAAAACCAGATGGAAGGTGGTTGCAATACTAGTGATAGAGGTATAAGATACAAAGAATCACTAGAACAATTACACGAAATGTTTCCACAGTATTGTAAATTAAAAGAAAGTAAAAAGAATACTGAAACATATGGATTTGAAGTTCCAACATTAACTATTAGATTAAATACAAAGAAGAGAAAAAATGATAAAGCAACACTCCCACTCTAGTTCTTATAATTATGATTGGTGGTCATTTGATAAAGACCTTATGCTTGACTTCAATCATTTCTTAAAAAAGATTAACGATCGTGCTGCAATCAAACAAGGGTTTACTGCCGGCCAATACGAAAATCTAAATCGTCATGGAGCAATTGATTATGGCTTAGGCGAAAACGTAGAGTACTTTCATCCAACAATTACATTAGATGATCGTATGAGATTTATTGGTACTGAAATTGCTACATCTCGAATGAGCGATACTAATATTGTCGGTAACACGATTATATCTCACTTTTATGGAGCTCGTGGAGTTCACTGGGTAGTATCAGGAAAGGAGGGAACCTTTGTTGATTTTGATAGAATTGCAGATGGCGATGATGACTATATTAAGTTTCTACGTAATAACATCGATAAAGCTATAAGAAATAAGCAACCTATCTGGGGAACAACCGAGTTACACACATCTATTCAAACGTCTGGTAGAAACTATTGTCGTAAAAAATATAATGAACCAGATCGTAAGTTTCATCCAGTTGATGTAAGTGAATGGGTTGCTTCTTTCAGAGATACTAAAATCATTGAAGGTATGCTAGCTGCTAAAGATCTTTTTGAAGTGTTTACTTTATTAAGAACTTTACCAGGAGTTGGCGAATACTATGGTTTCCATTGCGCTACTTCTACGTCGGTTTTACCTCAAATGAAGTATCATCACGATCAACGATTTGTCGCACCAGGACCAGGAGCTGTTTATACAATCAAGCTTTTGTGGCCTGATGCTCCTAATAAATATCTAGCTGAAGCAATTTATTTTATGAGAGAAAATGCGGCTGAAATTGGTTTGACCAAAGATGTTACATTTCATGAATCAGCATATAATATTGAATTAGACAATGGTTCACATTTATTTAAAGAGCAACAGAATGGATTAAAGTATTATGGTACTGAGGTTCTATGTTGCCAATATGGTGTATATCTACAAATAAGAGATGACGAAAAAGCATGTGCAAGACGTCAAGTTGCTAGAGCTAAGACGCCACAAAACACGTTAACTGAGTTTTTTTAAGATGAAAAATATAATCAACTGCCCATTTATTCCAATAGCAAAACGTCATGCATCTCACCGAGGAGCTCAAGGCGTTATCTATGGAGATATGATTAAGGAAAAATATGGAAACTGCGATGTCAACTATGGTGGAGAAATTACAGATCATAATGCTTATGATAATCTCTGGGTTTATCATGGCAGTGATTATAGCGGCGGTCTTAATATGTTTGGTGGCGTTTATGGTTTCCCATACGTTGCTAACACTGTTAACTTTTCTAAATTTAAAGGTCAAGTCTATTCTATAGGAATGGACTTTCCGCCGTATCATGAAATGATTAAAAATAAATTAGCAGCGGCAAAAAGAGATGTTCAGCCAGAATGGCATCAGGTTGATTTAAAAAACCTTGAAAGAATGCATAATACCGCAATTAGAGTTGATTATCCTAATCCTACAGATAAAGTAGTCATTGGTGATAGTCATTCAATATGTATGTATCGCCCAGGTTGGACTGTTAACAGTGTGCCATTTAAAACTCTTAATGGAGCTTTGAAAGAAGGCTTTGCCTCATTTATTCCAAGCGAATATAAAGAACTACATTGTTATTTTGGCAATATTGATGTTCGTCATCATATCATTAGATTAGAAGCAAGTATTATAGAATTAGCTGATAGATACATGGAAGAAGCACGTAAATTTGATGCTAAA